CCGCGCCCCTCCGGTTCCGCTACCCCGGCAAGCCGTGGAGGCCATCACTGCCTTGCGGCAAGTGTCGGGCCGTGGTCCCCTCGCCTTCCCCAATGCTCGCCATTCACATAAGCCTATGAGCGAAAACGCAATGGGGTACTTGCTTAACCGAGCCGGGTATCATCACAAGCATGTGCCGCACGGATTTCGTTCTACGTTCTCGACCATCATGAATGAACGCTATCCTGCCGACCGGCACGTCATTGATTTCATGCTGGCGCACGTTCCGAAGGACAAGATCGAAGCCAAGTACAACCGCGCCCAATACCTCCAGAGGCGAACGGAACTAGCTCAAGAGTGGGCGGACCTCATTGCGGCGGATCTAATGCCAGCCGCAGACTTGCTATTAGGGCGTCGGCGTTAGACAACCGGATGCGGGAACCGCCCCGCTGGTGTGGGTGCGGGTGGTGTGGCGGCTCCCCCGGTAACTGATTCCACTAAGCCTTCAGCTTCCCGATCTGGTAACCGAACTGCCCCTGATTCCCTACCACCTGCCTTGACATGAAGAGCATTCCAGAATGCTCAACGCCAAGCCAGCGTTGGTCGCCGTCATTCGCCTCATGTAATTCACGAGGCGCGGCTCGCCAGATGTTATTGGAGTATGTGCGAAACTGAATGTCCTTGATGGCTTCTAAACGAAGAGGCTGTTCCCGGCACCACCAATTGCTGGGATCTGATTTTCCACCAGCCGCTAGCTCAAGCCTCTTCATATGGGCCGGTGTCCACTGAGGGTAGCGCTCCGCCACTTCGGCCCAAGGGAAAAAGTCTTCGATAGATAGCGCCAGGCGAACAAGAAATACGTCGCCACTGCGGTATCCAGCGGATGCTCCGGAGGCGGTGCGATCTCCGTGCGGTGACGTTGTGGCCCATATGAAGTCGGGATTGGGAAAACCACCGATCTTGTTCCGTCCCGGCTGCAACTCACCAGCTTCCAATATCCAGGGCAGCCTAGCGCTGTCCGTATAATGATATAAATTCAACTGCTCTCTCCTCTCTACGCGGCCCGCATCGCCTTCCGAATCCCCGCCTCGACGTTGCGACGTGCCCGCCGGTCGCTTGGCGTTGCCGCCATGACCTGCCTCACAGCACGCTCGCCGAAGCAAAACTCGACGACTAGATGGCGACATTCCCTGATCAGGCGCCAGCCATCCGCGCCGCAGGAGGCGGCGAGGATGTTGAGCTCGCGGGCCGTGCGCGGCTTCATTCGGCAGCGGCCACATAGGTTTCGCCGAAGGAGAAACCGTCCAGCCGGCGATACCCATAGAACTTCAATCCTGCCGCTTCCCGCGTCAGGCCCGATGTGCGCTCGACCCATTGCGTCACCCGCAGGATGAGGCGCTGGATTTCGTGGTAAAGCAGGTCTGAGTCATCGTCTTCCGTATGATCAGAAAACAAGATGTCCAACTGTCCGCTCGCGACACCTAACTGGAATAGTACGCCAGCCGCTCCGTCCGCCTCGGCAAATGAGGCTTCGGTTCCGAGGGCGTCCAGTCGGTGGCGGTGGATGTCCATCTCGTCACGGTGGCCCGCCTCAGAGGCATCGCTCCATGAGGCGCATACGCCGGCCGCGACCGCGGCAAGCATGTCGGCGGTGACGGTGGGTGCTGCTGGTGGGTTGGTCGTGTCGTTGGCAGCCGTGAGCGGCCGCGGCATAGCAAGATGCACGTTCATGGTAGTCTCCGTGGGTGTGGCTTTCTAGGGCCATTAGCCGGACAGGCTCCGGCGGCCGGGGTCTAGAAACTCGCACGGAGACGAGCGGTGCGCCTTTACCTAAAAGAGGGTAGCTACTCCCGCTTTTTGGGCTGGACATGTCGAACCACCCCGGCCATAGTAGCCTGGCTGGTGCGAAGTCCTATATCGCACTCACATCTTTTGCAATTGACCGGCGCCAACCGTTCGCTTGCATGTTCGTCTTGCGGAGAGTCCCATCCCCACGAAGACGGTAGCACTTTTCTTACGACCTGCAATAGAATTCCGCCGCTTTCGCGGTGTGAATTCTTGCGCCTATTTCTCGTAGTTGACAGGGATTCGGCAAATCCCTGAGTCCAGCAAACCCCCTGCATTCCATATAGTTTTACAAATTTGTAAGGCGCCCGCTTGCGGCAGGCGGATGCAACCAGGTGGCGAGCATCGCTTGACCTTCGCTAGTTGGTCTTGACAAATTTGTAAAGTTTGTTCCGCTTTGTATGGTGCGGGCGCGCCTAGACAACCGTCGCTGCCGGTGCGAGGGTGTGGTGGGAATACGGGAGGGGATGACATGAGTGAATACGAAGACATCAACACTGCGCAGCGGCGGCTACTAGCTGCTGAAGCAGAACTGCATTCCATGACACTCGAACTAGGCGATCGACTAGCAGAGACTAACGGCTACCGCGAACGCGGTTTCGATGCGCTGGTCATTCACCTTGTCCAGAAGCACGGATGGCTGCCGCGGGATATCCGAGAAATGCGGACGGAAGACCTGCGGCTGGTGCTGCACGACGAGTTCAAGAAGCACCCAGCGCCACGTAGGTGATCAAGTCCGCAAGTTGAGGACTTGATTTCCGTAGCAAACGAAAAGTTGTCGTTTGCTTCACATACGCAAACGAAAACTTTTCGTTTACGTCACACGCAACGGCCAACCTGGCCGTTGCTTCACAACCCCGCCCTCTCCAGCGCCTCACCAGCGCCAGCACACAAGACGCGCCGCAGACCAGCATCCTCCGGCTCGGCGTCCATCGCCTCGTAAGCGGCCTGCGCTGCCACCGTTGCCTTGCGGCGCAGACTCTTGTCGAGGAACGTGATCGTCACAGGCTGGCGACGCCCCTGCGGCGGCACGACGAAGAATCCGGTTCCTGGCCGATGGTAAAGTGTACAGTCCGAGATGGCGATGCCGCCGATGTGCAGGCTGAAATACGCCAGTACCCGGTCGCCGTTAGCGCGATCGATGCGCTCCGGTCTCATTGACTTGATGGTGACTTCGGTCATCCCACAATCCTTTCCATAAATGACGGGCCGCTCTTTCGCTTCGGTACGGGCGCCACCCTCGTCAATTCTGGGCGACGGAGTTCTTCTTCACGGGCAGCCCAGTTGACGTTGAGAAGTTCGCGCACGGCAAAGGCATAGACGGTACAGTCGAGAGCTTCCGCCGCCCTGCCTGGTATGCGTTCCCACTTCCTCGCATCCCGGCCGGAGATGCGCTTGATCACCAGCCGCTCAGCGGCAAGTTGCTCGAACCAAACTGGCTCCAGGCTACTGGAAAACCGCATTGTCTTGCCGCGGGTCAGTCTCGAGAACAGGTGCGACTTGAGGCCATCGACGCCAACGATCCACAGCCGGCCGTGGTTTGCCTTCGATCCACTGCGCGCAATCCACGGCCGGCGGCCGTCGTCGCCTTTGATGGCGAAGATCTTACGGTTGAATCGCGGAAAGCAGAATGCATACACACGTTCCATGGTCTCGGGGTCGCCGCTATCCACGGCAGCCGCATCGACGCCAAGCTTGCCGCCATAGGGATGCACCCATTGCTGCTTCAGGACGTCGTCGAGCTCGCGCCATAGCTCATCATCTGCCGGCAGGCCGTACAGCACCTTGTGGCCAAGAACGTAAGCATTGCGGTCGGCATCCCAGCCGATGAATGTGGCTTCGGCGCGATCACGCTGCATATCCACACCGGCCGTTATGGAGAGAACTTCTTCCGGCAGCGATTCCAAGCTGAAGGGTTCGGCGCGGGAGGCGAGTTCGTCCTGGTCCAGTTCCTCACCGGCTTCCTTCCATCCTTCGCCGAGCACCAGGTTAACGAAGGTCTGCAGATCTTCCGGCCTGTCTTTCGCGGCAAGAAATTCGGCGGCCAGTTTGCCCCACGAGGCATTAGCCAGGGGTGAGACCAGACTATTGATCTTGAATCCGCTGTGTCCCTTCACCTCCGGCCTGGTGATGTGCCAGCGGCCGTTCGCAACCATGCTGGCCTTGTGCCGCTCCTCCACCACGCAACCGCAGCCAGGGCAGCACCAGGCAGCCTCTTCGGGCTTGCCGTCTGGCCACTGGATGTCGGGCCATTTGATCTCGTGGAATTCGCGGCATTCGTGACACTCAACCTGAAACACGCGCTGGTCCGACTTCGCATATTCGGCCAGCACGAGCGACGACTCGGCAAAGACCGGCGTTGAACCAAGCACCAGTTTGCGATCATCAAACTGCTGTGTACGCATCTCAGCCAGGCGGACAGGGTTGCCCTCTGCCGTCGGCTCCATCGCGTCCACCTCATCCATGAAAAGGACCCGGATGTTCAGGCCGCGAAGTGTGCGCGGAGCCTTGGCCGCAACCACCTTGAGGGATCCGCCAGGGAAGCGGCGACTGAGCATGGTGTTGCGGTTCTTCTCCTGCATGTCGCCGGAGAGAGCATCGGCAAGGGCAGCCGATGCAGAGAAAGTTGGCTCGACGTTGGCCGTGACGAAGGTCTTGGCGTCGTCTTCAGTCGGGAGAACAAACAGCACGGGCGCCGGGTCGTTGACGACGTAGCTAGCCAGGGCGCCGACCATCAACGTAGTCATGCCGATACGGGCACTTTTTACTACCGTGATACGTTCCGTCAGCGGGTCGCTGATCGCATCAGCAATGCCCTTTTGATAGGGGTACAGACGGACGGAGCCGGGCCGCGCTGTGACATCATCGGGAAGCGTGAGGTTCGTTTCAATCCACTGTGACAGCGGCACCTTCATCGGCGGTATCAGCGCCTTCAGCGCCTTCTGCCGGATAGTTTTGATCATTGCCGATTTCCTTGAGGGCGAGCCGCAGTTCGGCGTCGAGGGCGACGGCTTGCTCGGCAGTCAGGCCAGCCGTTGAGCGGACGCGGCTTGTCACGGCGAGGATGCCGGCGCGCGTGGTGCGCAGCACGTCAGACCACTCGCGCTCAACGTCCACAACGGACACCAGTTCGCCGCGAAGTTCGGCGTTCTTGAGGGCGAGATTGTCGGCGCGTTCTTTCGATTCCCGAGCGCGCTCGGCGGTCAGGTCTAGGGCTTGGCCATCACCACGGCCGGCGGACATCTCGCGGAGGTGGTTGGTGTAGAGCCGGATAGTCTCTTTCAGGTCGTATTTGCCGCGGCCCACCTTGACGGCGAAACCACGGATGGCGAGGTCAGAAACGGTGCGGTCGGACACGCCTATCCAGTCGCCGACGACCTTGGCCGTCACGATGTTTTCCA